CATGAGCACCGACGGCGCGAGGCCGTAGGCGTAGGCCAGCCGCGCTATGCGGAGATGGGCTGACCAGTCGGAGCCAAAGGGACCGGCTCGGTCTCCCCATCGCTCAGCTCGACGCCGTCGACGGTCTCCAGCCACGGATGGAACTCCAGGGCCGTCTGCTCGCGGCGGCGCTGCGAGTGCCACGCCAGCCAGCAGATGTCCGTCAGGCGCAGCTCGGCCTCGAGCCGGGCCACCGAGCGGGAGAAGTGCTCCTCGAACGCGACGAGGTCGGCGGTGGTCGCAGCGGTCTCCACCGCTGACCCGTCGTTCGATGTCACGCGCAGGTTGATCCGCATGTGACTACAGCCCCCAGCCGACGACGGAGCCGACGGTCGGCCAGGTGACGTCCTGCGTCATCAGGTCGCCGATGGCGCCCCCGATCGGGGTGAGCTGCACGGGCAGGCAGACGGCGGTCCCGGTGACGGCGGTGCCGCCGACGGTGCCGGACGCGACGACCGTGGCGTTGGCGCCGGCGGTGAACAGGGTGCCCAGCGTGCGGTTGACGCTGTTCGTCGTGTAGTCGCTGTGGAAGGACAGCGTCACCGAGCCGTCGCGCAGGCCGAGCAGGCGCTCACGGTAGTTGCTGCCGAAGTTCGTGGTATCCGCCTCCTCGGCGGTCACGTTGACGGTCAGCGCGGCGACGTGGCTGCTCAGGTCGGTGCCGTTGACGGTCACCGAGAGCTGATTGGTCAGAACGGCCTTGGCCATGATGTTCTCCTTGTTATGCGGTGCCGATGACCCGCACCGCGAAGGACGCGGCGAGGTAGGTGGTTTCGCCAATCTGAAGCGGGCTGTACCCGCTCATCTCCTGGCACTGGAGGGACTGGGCAGCGCCCCCCAGGGACTTGTCGGCCTCGATGGCGGCCTTGACCAGCGGCACGAGGCCGTCGAGCGACTCCTGCGCGGCCCGCTCCGATGTGCGCTTCACCACGACGAGGACGTCGAAGGTGAAGTCGTCGGAGCCGCGGGCCATCGACAGGTCGAAGGAGAGCCGATAGGTGTCGACAATCGCCATCGGTGGCTTGATGTCGTCCGGGAAGTACGGCGAGACGCGCAGGTCGGGGATCGTGTCGAGGACGTCGGCGAGCCCCTGCCGGATGCCGGCGATGCTCACGCGATGCCGCCAATGGCGCCGGTGCCGCGACGGTACGGGGCGAGGAGCTGCGCGACGTCGCCGTCGATCTGCCGGGACACGTACAGCAGCCCGGTGTCAGGACCGCCCCCGAATCCGAGGGGCGTATCGAGGCGCTTCCACAGCCGGATGGTGGCCTGGATGCTGGCCTGCGCCACGGGCGCCGGCGTCGCCGGCCAGCCCCACGTCCCGGTGACGCGGACCCGCGCCTGCCCGGACACGGGGAATGCTCGCGTGTCGACGGCGCGGACCGACGTGTACGGCCACGCCACGCCGCCGCGTCGGGCGTTCAGCGGCTCTGCCTGCCAGTCGTCGGCGTCCCACGCGGTCCACGCGCTGCCGTCGTAGGTCTCGACGAGCGTGACCGTGGTCGCGTCGTCGATGAACACGAGGTCGGCGGCGTCGGCGGGGTAGACGCGGGACGCGGGGGCGGTGCCGGCGACGGCGAAGGACCGCTCGCAGTAGCCGTCGATCATCGACTCCGCGGCGTCCAGCGCCACGCTGATCGCATCGTCGTCGATGCTATCAGACACGCCGATGGCCGACGTGATGTCGGAGATGGTGACGTAGGGCACGGGGCCTCCTAGAGCGACTGGAGCCAGTCGCAGATGTAGGTGCGGATCGGCTCGTCCGGCGGTGCGACATGGCCGGCGTAGGCGTAGTCCACGTCGATGCGTCCCGTGGCGGCGAACCTCGCGCCGATGGCGGCGAAGCCAGCCCACAGCCCCCAGTCCATGAGCGGGTTGAACTCCGAGCGGAACGGGTACGCCTCCCACAGCCGGCGGCGGAACGGGGAGCCGCAGGGGACGACGTTGGACTGCATCCGCAGGACGTCGGTCCTCGTCGGCGACGGCATCCACGTCTGGCCGGTGTCGTACTGGAGGCCGAACGCGACGACGTCGGCGTCGTCCCGCTCGATCCCGTCGAGCGCGTGCGGGCGGTACGCATCATCGGAGCCGATCCACGCGACCCACTCCGACGTGGTCGAGTCAATCACCCGGTTGTACCAGGCCGCGAAGTCGTAGTCCCCGTCGAGCATGACCAGGGTGTAGGCATGCAGCGGCAGCACGGCGGGCACGGACTGGACGCCGATGACGACCTCGTCCGGCTGCGTCTCCAGCGCGGCCACGGACGCCGCCCAGCGGGGCAGGTAGTCCGCGTAGGCGTCCGACGCGACCGTGACCACGGAGAGGCTCACAGCAGGCGCCAGAGCCGCTCGGGCTGCGCGAGCAGGACGTCCCGCAGGTCGCCGGGGTCGCGCCGTCCCGCCCGCCCGTTGGTGACGACCTGGCAGCCGGCGAGCTCGGCCTCGATGAGCGTGCGCGGGCAGGAGTCGAAGCCCTTGGGCAGGAACACGAACACGGAGTGGACGGCCATCGCGGCGAGCACGTCGGCGCGGGGCGCGTCCGTGATCTCCGTCAGGTCCATCCCGTTCGACTGCGCCCAGATGCGGGCGCCGATCCGGCCTTTCTGCGGGTGGTTGCGTGCCGCCCACAGGGCCTTGCCGTTCTTCTCCCCCGGTGCCACGTCGTCCGGGTTGATCCATCCGTGGCACCACGTCGGCGTCGTCCCCGACCAGGCGCCCTCGAGGTGGGCGTGCTGCGCGGACATGCAGACGAAGGTCGACGCCGACCGGAACAGCCGGGCGCGACCGGCGTCCTGCGGCTGCTGGTGATGCACCCACACGAGCGGGGCGCGGTCGGCGAGCGCGTGCAGGGCGGTGCCGTCGAGCTGGTCGGTCGCGGCGACCACGATGCGGTCGTGGTCGAGCGCCTGCTCCCACAGGTGCGCGGGGACGCGGGTCACGGTGACGCCGTCGGGGGCGTGGTCGATCATGCCCGCGTCGGCCATCTCGCCGCCGCCCGCGTGCTCGCCGGGCAGCAGGGCGGTGCCGGTGCCGGTGACGTTGTGAATCCACGCGACGGTGGTCACGGCTGCAACGCCTTGATCGCCGGCTTCCAGTAGTCCTCGTAGACCACGTCGGCGTCGTACTGCCTGGTGAACTCGATGGCCTTCTGCGAGCGGGTGCGCCCGCGGGCGTATGCCTGCTTCAGCGCGTCCTCGATCTGGCCGATGTTGGGGATGAGCCACCAGGCGCCCTGCGCGGCGTCCCAGTACGGCTGCCCCTCGACGGCCCACCCGTCGCCGAGCAGCTCGGGCTGCGCGGTGAAGTTGCTGACCACTACCGGCGTCCCCGTCGACTGCGCCTCGAGGACGGTGAGGCCGAAGCCCTCGCCCATCGTCGCGGCGAGCAGGACGTCGGAGGCGGTGTAGATGGCGGCGACGGCGTCCTGCGGTATGCCCATGCGGTACGCGAACTGGTCGACGATGCGGACCCGCTCGCGGGGGGCGCCGACGGCGTCGAGGATCTGATGCAGGTTGACCCCGCCCATCGAGCCCTTGTCCTCGGAGTGGATGTAGAGCCACACGTCGTCATTGCGCTGCATGACGGACGCGGCGGCGTAGATGTTCTCGGCCCACGCCTTACGCGGCGGGGCCGAGCCCTTGTTCGCGTTGGCGATGGTGATGCAGTAGGCGTCCTCGGGCACGCCCATGATCTCGCGCCCGGTGCGGCCCTTGTAGGTGGACACCGGGTGCCAGCACGACTCCAGCGCGTGCGGGACGTACAGCGCCTCGAGGTCGGCGTGCTCGATCATCTCGCGCCCGAACTTGCTCATGGCGATGGGCGTGACGTTCGGGTGCGCGAGGAACTTCAGCACCCTCGCCGGCGCGGGCAGGTGGTCGATGGGCACCCATGACGCGATCTGCGGAACCTTGTCCGGCAGGTCGCCGTAGACCCACACGTCGAACAGGGTGACGACCAGCGGATGCGGGTCGCCGTTCTCGTGCCCCCATGCCTGCGCGTAGGCGGGGATGACGTCCTCACTGTATTGCGCGAAGCCGCGCGGCCAGACGCGGACGCCGTTCCACGACGTGACGTGGCCCTCGCTGCCGTAGTTGCCGGCGACGGACACGCGGTGCCCGTCGCGGTGCAGGCGGCGGACCACCTGCGCGGTCTGCGTCCCATAGCCCGTCGGCATGTCCGGGTTGTTCGACGCCCACAGGATCGTGCGGGCGTCCGGGTTCTCGCTCCTGGGACGTGCGGCCTTCTTGCCCATGTCCGGGCCTCTCTGTGCGCAGGTGGGGGTGCCCACCCGCCCCGGCTGACCTGCGCGACAGCCGGGGCGGGTGGACGGTGGGGAGACCTAGCTCTTGGTGAGCAGGTACTTCACGTTCGCGGTCTGCGGGAGACCGGAGTCACCGCGCCACGTCGCCCGGAAGGTGACCTGGCCGGTGTTGAACGCGTACTCGTCCGAGCGGTCGAGGCGGATGCCGCCGACCTGACGGACCAGGAACGACTTGAGGTCGCCCGCGATCAGCGACTTCGAGCCGGCGGAGACGGCGGCCATGTGGGGGTTCTCCCACACGGGGTAGCCGAGGACGCGGTCAGGCTGCCCAACGATGCCCGAGGGCTGCCAGACGTAGTTGCCCGCGCCGTCCTGCGCCTTGCGGAGCAGGCTGATCGCCGTGGTGGCGCCCATGATCCCGAAGCCGGGGAAGCGCCGGACAGCGGCGTCCGTGCTGTAGACGAGGTCGATGACCGAGTTGAAGTCGATCGACCCGGTCGTGCCGGAGGTGACGCCGGAGCCAGCCGACGTGACGATTCCGGTCGGCTCCAGGGTGCCCGTCCCGACCGTGAGGTCGCGGTTGACCCGGTAGCCGATGGACTGGCCCACGTTCAGCGCGATGTACGACAGGATGTCGACACCGGAGTCCTCGAGCAGCTCGGTCGAGGTCTGGAAGAACGTCGACTCCTTGAAGCTGCCCAGGGTGAGGAAGGCGAGGAACGTCGGGTCGGACTCGGCGAAGCCAGCCGCCTCAGCGGTGACCGAGCCCGTCGAGTAGGCGTTGGTCCTCGGGATCTGGAGGGACTCGCCGCCAGTCGTGTTGAGGATCATCGACGACTCGAGCATCGGCCCCACGTAGCGGGCTGCGGTGATGATCTGGTCGTAGAAGCTGGTCGGCACGGGTGCGCCCGTCGACGTCTTGGCGACGTCGCGACGCTCGAACTCGTAGGAGCGGATCTCGCCCTTGACCAGCGCGCGGACCAGGTCGGCCTCGTCGCGGGGCGCGGTGCGGGACTCGGGACGGGCCTCGGGGGCGTTGGCGACCGCAGCGCGGACCTCGGCCTCGCGGGACTCGATCTTGCGGAGCTCCTCGAGCATGGCGTTCTTGGAGGCGTAGTCCGCATCTGCGCGGGCGATGGCCTCGTTGTCCTCTGCGGTGAGCGAGCGGTTCTCGGCGATGGCTGCGTCCACGATGGCGCGGGCAGCCGCGTTGGCCTTGTTGCGCTCCTCGAGCAGATTCTTGGCGTAGTCAGTCATGACTACTGCTCCAATCTGTAAGGGGATGGGTGATGCGCAGGTGATGGCTCGCCGCGGCTCCGCAGGCGAAAGACCCGACGCGGCTCCGCAGTCGGGTGGAATGTGGGACGGGCCTAGAGCTCGTCGCGCTTCTTCAGCAGGTCGGACAGCGCGTGCAGCGCCGACAGGTCGGGCAGCGGCTCCGGGTCGGCGGGGCGCTCCGGGCGGGAGCGGTCCACCGCCTCCAGCAGCACGCTCGCCTGGTCGTCGCTGAGCTTCTCGCCCGCCTGCAACGTGTCGAAGGCGTCGGCGAGCGCGTCGACGTCGACCGCGGTGCGGTACGCGAGACGCTGGAGGGCGCGGACCGTGGCGGTGGTCTGTGTGTACGCCTCGAAGCCGGTGATAGGCGAAACCTCATGGACGCGGAGTTCGGTGACGGTGCGCTCGTTGTAGTCGTCGCTCCACTTGTCGCGGACCGCGGAGAAGCCGAACGACATGCCGGACACGTCGCCGCGCTGCACCGACACCGCGAGGTCGCGCCCGTAGGTGGTCTCCGGCAGGTGGATCTCCGCGATGACGCCCTGCGAGTCCTCGGACAGCCGCAGCGTCCCCGCGCGGGTGGAGCCGATGACCATGTTCGTGTCGTGGTTGACGAACGCCTTGACGTTGTTCCGCGACTTCAGGGAGCGGGTCGCCGCGCCGGGCGCGATGTATTCCGTGAAGGGGAGGGGCTGGCTGGGGACGCCGTAGCGGATCGCGTACCCGGTGAAGGTCATGCCGTCACCCTCGGCCCGCACCTCGGCGTCGTCGGGATTGGTCGACCGGTACTCGACGGTCATGGAGTCTCCTCGGTGTCGTCCTCTGCCATGTCGTCCGCAGAGTCATTCGGGTCAGGCATGTCGGCCTCGCCCCAGGCGAGCGGCGGGAGGCCGAACGCGGCGAGGGTGTCGGCAGGGTCGGCGCCCGCGCTGATGAGCGCCACCGCCATCTGCACGTTCTTCTCGGTCTCCACCACGTTCGCGGCGGCGAGGTTGATGTTCTCCAGCGGGACGCGCAACTGGTCGCCGCCCTCGATGGGGGGCATGTCCTCGAGCCGGCGCACGTCGTTGATCGCGGCCCACCCGGAGTCGAGCGCCGTGGAGTAGGCGCCGTAGCGGGCCGACGTGTCGCCGCGCAGCAGCGCGTCCATGTTCAGCCGGATGAACACGCCGTCCGGCAGCAGCCGGGAGTAGGCGTCCTCGATCTTCGCCGCGTAGGGGCGCACCGAGTCCTGCGTCCAACTGATCTGCAACTGCTCGACGCTGGCATACGACATCGACCCCGGCGTCGTGATGCCGAGCTTCGGCGGGGGCACCCGGAACACGCGGGCGATGGTCTCGATCGACTGCGCGCGGCTCTCGAGCATCTGCGCCTCTTCCGGCGCCGTCGACGTCTTGACGAACGTGCCGCCGCCGCCGATCACGGCGACGCCGTGCGCCTTGCCGCTGCCGCGGTGCGTCGACTCGAACGCGGCCTTGACCTCCTTGGCCTGGTCCGACGTCACCGTCGCCGGCGTCTGGATGACCCCTCCGACGGCGGTCCCGTTGGCGAAGAATCGCGAGCTGAAGTCCAGGAGCGCCTGCGCCAGCCCCAGCTCGTTCTTCACCGAGTCGATGCGGGAAACGCCCTTGACGTCGCCCGGCAGGAGGAGCTCGGTGATGTGCAGGACGTCGCGCTGCGGGATGACCGCCTGGCTGGTCGCCGACGACCAGACGTAGGAGACCGTCCCGTCGGGGTTCGCCTGCGGCTCCACCTGCTGCGGGTTGAGCACCATCAGCGCCACCGGCTCCCCGAGCGGGGAGCGGAATACGCGGGTGTACGAGTTGCCCGAGAGGAGCACGGAGACCATCACCTGCGCGATGTGCTGGCCCCACGTCACGCCGGGGTACGGCGCGTCGAGCCACGCCGGGCGGGGACCGTAGGGGCGCCGCGTGCCCTGCGAGCGGATGAACGCGCCCGCCGGCAGCGTGGATAGCGTGTCCACGTACAGGCGCACGCACGAGTAGACGGTGGCGATCTGGAGCGACTGCGTCTGCGAGATGGACTGGCCCGCCCACGTCTGGCCCGTCGGCCAGTCGCCGCCGGAGCCCCAGATGGACTGGTAGCTCAGGCCGCGGGTCTCGCTCTTGCCGAGGAGGCGTCCGAGCATGTCAGCCCCTCTCGTAAGCGATGCCGAAGGCGCCGATGCCGAGCCCGGCCACGATGAGCGCGGCGGGCACGGACACGAGCGCGATGCCGATGGTGAGCACGAGCAGGCCGACGACCTGGACGGCGAGGGCGATCACGGCCTTGGTCACGGTGCTCCTAAGTCAGAATGAAGAGTGCGGGGGCGGGCTCGGCGTCGAACGTGGACGCCGCCCACAGGGCGTGGACCCACGCCACCAGCGGCGCGATGTCCATGCGGGACCGCTTGCGGTCCAGCGCCCACCCGTCGGACAGGGTGCGCGTCTCCGCGACCGCGAGGGCGCGCTCGACCTGCGACTGCCCGAGGTGGCGCACCGAGGTCGACCTGACCGCGTCGAAGGCGAAGCCGCACGCCCGCGGGATGTCCGCGGCGGCGATCTGCACGACCGGGACGCCGAGGCGCTCGAGGTCCGGCAGCAGGGAGGACACCGGGGCGCCCGTCGCCTGCAACGCGACGCCGGCGGTGGGGCGTGCCGCGATGGTGGCCGCCAGCCAGTCGGCCACCTGCGGCGGGTCGCAGGTGTGGACGAGCTGGACGTGCCACGCGCCGTCGGCCCGGCGCCCGCAGGCCGCGACGTGCGCCGCGGAGCGGTCCCACGAGACGTCGACCGCGAGGACGACCTGCTCGCCGTCGGCGATCGCCGACCTCGGGTCGCGGCACGCGGCCCACGCATCGGCGCCGAACACCTGCCCGGACCCCTCGCTCGGCGGATCTTCCCACCAGCCCATGCGTTCGCGCATGAACTCGGTCGGGTCGGACGCGAGCGCCCGGCGCTCCTGGCGCACATAGTCGACGGAGATCCGCCGGCCCAGCGCAGGATTGGCCTGCGCCCACCGCTCCTCGTCGTCGAGCAGGCAGCCGGTCGAGGTCAGCGAGTGCTCGCACAGCGGGTCCGCGCAGTCGGCCCGCTCCGACGCCCACTCGATGTAGGCCAGCGACGGGTCGTTCAGCGCGCGGCCACGGTCGCGGATGGACCGCAGCACGTCCGAGTCGAGGATGCCGGGGCTGCTGCCGTAGCGGACGTGCGGGTCCGGTCGCGCCGACAGGGTCGGCAGCAAGGCGCCCATCATCTGCGGCGAGAGGTACAGCGCCTCGTCCAGTATTACCGTGTCGCCGGTCAGGCCGCGACCGCCGCCGGACGTGCGGGCGAGGAAGTCGATGCGCGCGCCGTTGACCAGCTCGAAGCCCTCGTCGCCGGAGGCGTGCCGGACCTTCTTCACCCGCGAGCGCAGCCAGTCCGTGTCCCCGATGATCGCCTCGAGATCCTGGAACGCCGACTGCGTCGTGCGGAAGCGGTGCGACGTCCAGACGACCCGCTTGACGTCGCGCAGGAAGGCGTCGTACAGGACGGTCATCTCCAGCGCCCACGTCTTGAGGTTCTGCCGACCGCAGATGATGGCGACCTCGAGGGCCGCCCACTTCGGTCCCGCCTCGGCCATGAGCACGTCGAGCGCCTCGCGCTCCTGCGACTCGACCTCGAAGCCGAGCATGGCGGCCATGTGCGCCACCTCGCCGCCCGCCGTGCTCGTCGCATGGGGCGGTACCCACAGGTACGCGGCGGTTTGGCTAGGCGCGTCGACGCTCACGCAACGCCTGGAGCTCGTCGAACGGGTTGGCCTTGGACTTCGGCGCGAGCGCGAGCAGGTCGGACTTGCGGGCCGCGAACTCCTTGGACAGGGTCGCCAGCGCCGGCGCGGTCTCCGGCACCGAGTCGATGCGCGCCGCGAGGGTCAGCAGCAGGATGCCGTCTGCGGTGTCGGCGAGCGGGCCGAGCTCGGCGCGGGTCGCGTCGGTGAGGAGGCCGGGGCCTGGCGCGGTGAGTACGGCCAAGGGGGCAGGCTCGGAAGTCTTGCGGTTGGCGCGCACGCGGCACCGCGGCGAGCAGAACTTGGACGAGGCACGCTTGGCGGTGTAGGTGGTCCCGCACTCATCGCATGGGCGTTGCATGGCAGCGCCTCCTAGATGAGTGTGAGTTGGCCCTGCCACCGGGCGCCCTTCTTGCTATTGCAGGACCGATGGGCGAGTTGGATGTTGGAGTAGCAGTGCAGTCCGCCTTCTTTCAGCGGGATGATGTGGTCGATGGTGGCCGCCATGCGGTGCCACCCGTGCAGGGCCTTGTCCACCGACTCGTGACAGAGCTGGCAGACCCATCCGTTGCGCTCAAACACAACTGACGGAACAACCTCCTCGACGAACACGGCCTTGATGCGCGCCCTACGGCGGTGGCCCTTTATCGTTTCCCGCTCGGTCTCGCTGGCGTACAAGTGCCGATTCGGGTAGAGGCAATCCCTGCTGCAGTACCTTTGAGGTTCGCCGTAACCGATGAACGCCTTGCCGCACCGAATGCAGGTCTTGGCGTTCTTCGATGGCTGCGCGCTACGGCACGCCCTACACATCGGATTAGCAGCACTCACCACGCTTGTCCAAATGGTCCCCCCACATGTCCCCGCGCATGGGACGTGACGCCTATTGCTGCAGGA